TGGAAGAATACGCCAGACAGGTTGCATTAGAAATGAGGAACGGATAATGGCTGAAAACAGAATCAAGCGTGACAGCGAGACTCGTGAAACAAAGACTCGTACCAGATCGTGGCAGCGCCCAGAGGTATTACCCTCACCTACGCCACAAGACGGCTACGAATTTCACTGGGTTCGTGTAGCTACGCAAGGTCAAGTGGATGCCACCAACGTATCCTCGAAATTGCGCGAGGGTTGGGAGCCTGTACGGGCTGAAGATCATCCTGAGATTACTATGGTGACTGTGGAGAATGAACGCTTCGCAGATAACGTGGTGATTGGTGGTCTGATGTTGTGCAAAGCTCCAGCAGAGCTAGTTCAAGAACGTACTGATTACTACAATAATCAGACAAAATCGCAAATGAGTTCTGTAGACAACAACCTGATGCGTGAGAATGATCCACGTATGCCTATATTCAACGAGCGGAAAACCACCGTATCGTTTGGTAAAGGCGGTTAATCTTAAATTAGGAGTCCATTAACATGGCTACAACTGCTGCACCTTACGGGCTAAAGCCTGTAAAACGCGCTGACGGACTACCGTATGCTGGCGCGACTTCTTCGTACCTCATCGACCCCGCTGGGGAAGGTACCAACATCTTTTATGGACAAGTAGTCCATATCGGTGCTGACGGGTACATTGCGTTGTCAACAGCTACGGGTGCCGATGGCGGCACTAACGCACTTCCTGCTGGAACCACTTTGACTGGTTCTTTGGGCGTGTTTGTTGGTTGTTCATATATCAATGCTCAAGGGCAACAAATCTACGGTCAATACTACCCAAGCGGCACCACTGGTGTTGTTGAGGCGTATGTTGTAGATGATCCAAACGTATTGTTCCAAGCTCAACTGGATGGCGCTGCTGACCAGTCTGACATTGGTGCTAACACGTTCTTCGCTGCTGCCCAGTCTACCTCTACTGGTTCTACCACGACGGGTAACTCTACGAGTGCATTGGATGCAACTACGAAGACAACCACCGCTGCCTTCCGTATCGTGGCTGCTGTATCACCTATTGGTGATGCGTTCCCAGACGTGTTGGTTAAATTCAATCCCGGCTATAGCAGCATGACAAATGCTGTTGGTCTATAAGTAAGGAGCTGAATAATGGCTATTTCACGCGCCCAACTCCTCAAGGAGCTATTGCCCGGACTTAACGCACTTTTCGGTATGGAATATGCGAAGTACGGCGAAGAGCATAAAGAGATTTTTGAATCTGAAAGCTCTGATCGTTCCTTTGAGGAAGAAGTTAAGTTGTCTGGTTTTGGTGCAGCCCCCGTCAAAGACGAAGGCTCTGCTATTGATTACGACAACGCACAAGAAGCGTTTACCGCTCGTTACACGCACGAAACCATTGCTATGGGCTTTAGTGTTACCGAGGAAGCGATTGAAGATAACTTGTATGACTCACTGTCATCTCGTTATACGAAAGCTCTTGCTCGCGCTATGGCTTACACCAAGCAGGTTAAAGCTGCCTCCATCCTGAACAGCGCGTTCACGGGTGCAGGTAACCCAACCTACGGTGACGGCAAAGTGTTGTGTGCAACTGACCACCCGCTAGTTTCTGGCGGAACTAACTCAAACCGTCCTGCTGTTGCTGCTGACCTTAACGAGACTTCTTTAGAAGCCGCCGTTATCCAGCTTGCTGGTTGGACTGATGAGCGTGGTCTGTTGATCGCTGCCAAGCCTCGCAAATTGGTTATCCCACCTGCGCTGCAATTCGTTGCAACTCGCTTGTTGGATACCGAGGGTCGAGTTGGCACGGCTGACAACGATCTGAACGCGATCCGTAACAACGGCTCAATCCCAGAAGGCTACACGGTCAACCATTATCTGACTGATACAGATGCTTGGTTCTTGACCACTGACGTGCCTAATGGCCTGAAGCACTTTGTTCGTACTCCAATGGCTACATCTATGGATGCAGACTTTGATACGGGCAACAGCCGCTACAAGGCTCGTGAGCGTTACTCGTTTGGTGTATCTGATCCCCTCGGGATTTTTGGTTCACCCGGCGCATAAGCTACGGTGCTTGATAAGGGGGGAGCTTCGGCTCCCCTTTTTATTGACTTGATGAAAAGTAGGGTATACTTTCAGCCATATCGGGAAACAATCCGGCGAATCTGACAGGCCCGACTGACGACATGTAGACAGATTCGCTTAAACTCACATGTGAGAAAAACGATGGCTAAAACCACATTTTCTGGCCCCGTCCGCTCGGACAGTGGCTTTCAAATCCCAGTTGTAACTACCGCAAACTTACCTGCATTTGGCGATGTCGCCGTAGGAACTGTATATATGGTTTCTGACAACGGTTCTGGCAACGATGAATACTGCATCGTAATCAGCACTGGCGCTGCTTGGGTAACTGCTGTAGGCGCGGCTCTTAGCTAATAGGAGGCGTTTATGCCTAGTTCTGATATTCAGACTAAACGCATTGCAGGCACAGGCTCCTTAGCGGTTGGCCCAGCACGAGTACGTCAGGTACAGGTGTTAACGGCTGGTTCAGGGTCTCCTAGACTTACTATTACTGACGGTAACGGTGGCTCTACTTTGCTGGACTTAGACTTCAGCACTGGGGCTACCCACTCGGTAAACATTCCAGACTACGGTATTCGTTTTGAGAGCGATGTGTACGTCAGTGCGTTTACCAATCTGACCGCAGTGACGGTGTTCTACAGCTAACATGCGTAGTTACTACAAGAAGTCTTCATGTGCGTCTTTTAAGAGTGGTGGTAGTACCGCTGCTTGGACGCGCAAAGAAGGTAAGAGCGAGTCTGGTGGACTTAATCAGAAAGGCGTGGACAGTTACAACAGGGAGAACCCCGGAAGTAAGCTGAAGACCGCTGTAACGACTAAGCCCAGCAAGCTCAAGAAAGGCTCTAAGGCTGCTAAACGGCGTAAGTCGTTCTGTGCACGCATGAAAGGCATGAAAAAACGTAACACTAGCTCTAAGACGGCAAATGATCCGAATAGCCGTATAAACAAGAGCTTACGGAAGTGGAATTGCTAAGTGGCATACCTACAAAGCAACATTCCGTACTTCAAGTGCTGGGTGAGAAAGGAATACACCCATAACCACGAGAAGTACCACGGCGAGTTTATTCACGCTATGGCTATCGCCGTTACGACAATGCCGACCAGATGCCTCAGTTTCCAAGTGATATTTACTGGAGCTGAGACGTACGACGAGGACGACGAGCCTAACGTACATGGAGGCGCTATGTGGGCACGTATGCCGATTACAGCGTTGGTGGGGGATACTCCGTTCGAGGAATGGCCCGAACCAATGCCTGTATGGGCTGCACAGCCTTGGGACTGTTCGTCTAGGGATCATGCGGTGTATACGCTCGACAGAGCCACACCGTGCCCTTGGATGGCTAAGATAGACGGGGAGATGTACCCCGCCAAGTATATGTTCACAGTGGACTATACGAACAACGAGATTGCTGATGACCCTGCACAACATAAGCAGAGTCATGTGATGGAGCTGCTGGATGCTGGCCCATATACGGGTAACATTGTAGCTCTACCAAACAATAGGGTGCGGGTGACACATCCCGCTTGGTTTGAAACGGGAGAGGGGGCACCAGATTTTCGCCCCTCTCAACATGTCCACTACAGTAAGTCCGATTTGGACTACACGCTGGATGTGAATCAAGTATTTGATAATTTGTACGCGGAGTAAGTTATGAAGCCGAAGAAGATGTTTTTGGGTGGTTTGTTTAGTCGTAAAAAGAAAGACGACGATAAGCCTATGACAATGACCCAGAAGAAAGCTGAAGAAGCGAATGAGCGTGCGAAAGGCGCACAGATGCGTAGTGAATCTAAAGCGCGTAGGGGCCGTACAGCCAGTACAACGGCTGTGGGTGGCGCTAAAAATAGAGAAGAGTCGCGGCAACAGCGACTGAAGAAAGAACGCGAAGCTAATATGGCTATGGTCAAGAAAGACAACCCAATGCCTAAGCGCCCTTCTGCTACCAGCTTGGCTAATGCTGCTGACCCGAAAGCAAAGCGTCCCACAAGGCCACAAAAAGCACCTACAACTTCTAGTGTAGCGGCACCGAGTAGAACTCCTACAAATGTTACAGACAACCAGAAGCCCCCTGCTTCGGGACTCGCTAACGTAACAGGCAAGGATAAGAAGCCCGGAGTACGGCGTAACGTGGGTTCTGGTGATGAAAAGAAAGCCAATGTTACGCGAGAGCAGCTAAAGAAAACTGGTCTGTCGTTACGTGACTATCTTAACTTCATAGATAAGAACGACAGACGACCTACGTCTAAAGCCGATTCAGAAGCCGCTAAGAAACTTTCAGCGGCGTTCGATGCAAAGAAAGCTAAGAAGCCCGTTAAAAAAGCTATGGGTGGCGGCATGATGAAGTCCAAGATGAAAGCCAAGGGCTATAAAGCTGGAGGTAAGACACCGTTTCCTGACTTAAATAAGGACGGTAAGGTCACACAGAAAGACATCTTGATGGGCAGAGGCGTAGTCAAGAAGAAAGCTGGCGGTGCGATGAAGTCTAAAGGTTACGCCAAAGGCGGTGCTATGAAGACCAAGGGCTACAAAGCTGGTGGTAAAGTTCGCGGTGCCGGTATCGCTCGTAAAGGCGTACGTCCAGCGAAGATGCGTTAGGAGTTAGATATGCGCGATGAGTATTTAATTGGGGAAGAAGTATCTAGGTACAGTGCGGATTCTCGTAAACCAAAACGAGAGAAGAAAGTATCTAAAACCAAGCGTGGGCCAAGAAGAAAACTAACAAGCGAACGAAACAGAGAGCCTGATACTATCGGCCCCGGAAGCGCCACTAGAGGTTATGTAGTTGAGCCAGCTAAGTTTGTAGCTGGGGACGAACCGGGAACTGTTGAGATAGAAAGAAAAACGTACAAACGAAAAAATGGCAAGGGTAGTGCCAAGACAAGAGATTTTAAGAAAGGCGGCAAAGTAAGAGGCGCTGGCATAGCCCGCAAGGGCGTACGTCCAGCGAAGATTCGATGAGACGCTATTATAAGTCAGGCGGGAAGATATGTGCGAAGGGGAAGGCTTGGGCCAAACGTACCTTCGACACGTACCCGTCTGCTTATGCGAACATGGCAGCTTCTAAGTATTGCAAAGACCCTAACTACGCAAAGGGCAGCAAGAAGAAGAGTAAGTAATGGGTGATTTGAAGAAATGGCGTGACCAGCAGTGGGTTCGTATTGGCACCGATGGCAAGATCAAAGGTGAATGCGGCACGTCTAAAAACAAAAAGAACCCAGATCGTTGCTTACCCAAAGCTAAGGCGCAGTCACTGAGTCAGTCTGAACGGGCTACTACAGCACGTAAGAAGAAAAAGGCCGGTGCTGGAGGGCAGCAGGTGGTGTCTAACACTCCTAAAGCCAAGGTTAGAATGGCAAAGGCCGGTGGTCAGATACGCGCAAACCATAGAGGTTGCGGTGCAGTAATGAACAACAGGCGTAAAAAGACCCTGTACGTATAGGAACAGACAATGGCTACATCTGGAACAACAGCATTTAACATGGATTTCACGGAGATCGCTGAAGAGGCGTGGGAGCGTGCGGGCCGTGAAATGCGTTCTGGGTATGACCTACGTACTGCCAGACGCTCTATGAACTTGATGACCATTGAGTGGCAGAACCGTGGCATTAACATGTGGACGATTGACGAAGGTACGTTAAATCTTACGCAAGGCACTTCTGAGTACACGCTACCCGCCGACACTATAGACTTGCTGGAGCAGCAAATCCGTACGGGAAGTGGTAACGCCACCACGCAGTCAGATTTAACTATAAGCCGCATCAGTGTTAGCACGTATGCTTCTATACCTAACAAGTTAACCCAAGGCAGGCCGATCCAAGTGTTCGTAGAACGTCTGCGAGACGCCCCCAAAATCAACGTATGGCCCGTTCCAGACAACAACGACTACGTATTCTACTATTGGCGTATGCGCCGTATAGAGGACGCAGGGGGCGGTGTAGAGACTGCCGACATGAACTTTAGGTTCTTCCCTTGCTTGGTAGCGGGACTTGCTTACTATATCGCTATGAAAGATCCAGAATTGGTGGATCGTGTGGCTATGCTAAAGCAAGCGTACGAAGAGCAGTTTGCGCTGGCGGCGGGAGAAGATAGAGAGAAGACATCTGCACGTTTTGTACCCCGTATTGGTAGAGCCTAGTAATGTCGAATCGCTTTGCGTCGTCCAAAAAAGCTATCGCGGAGTGCGATGTTTGTGGGTTTCGTTATAAGTTACGGGAGCTAAAGAAGTTAGTTCGTAAAGGTATAGACACAAACATAAAGGCTTGCCCAGAGTGCTGGAACCCAGATCAACCACAGCTAAAGTTGGGGGAGACTCCAGTAGATGATCCGCAAGCTATACGAGACCCACGCCCCGATTTTGCTGGGTATGTGCAGAACAGAGATATACAATGGGGGTGGAACCCTGTAGGTATGGGGCTTGACCCGTTTAACCTAACACCTAATGACTTGGTCGGAACGAGTCAGCTAGGTACAGTAACAGTAACAACTTAGAGCCGTGATATGAAAGCACCAAAAGTAGTTAAAGCCGTAGGATGGCCTACGCCAGTAGAAGTGAAAGACGCCCCTAAGCCTGACATGTCCGGTGTCAAAACCACCGGCGTTAAGGTACGCGGTGTAGGCGCTGCAACGAAAGGTACGATGGCCCGTGGCCCTATGGCGTAAGATATGAACTACACCGAGCTAAAAGCAAACATTCAGGACATCTGTGAAACTTCTTTTACGGATGACCAGCTTGCTATGTTCACAGAACAGGCAGAGCAGAAAATATACAACGCTGTGCAAATACCTGCACTACGTAAGAATGTCACTGGCACTTTGACCTCTGGTGTTAAATATCTAACAGCGCCCCCTGATTTCTTGTATTCCTACAGCCTTGCTGTTGTAGACAGTAGCGGTAACTACTCGTTTTTACTGAACAAAGACGTTAACTTTATGCGTGAGGCGTACCCTAACCCTACGCATACGGCGTTACCCAAGCACTACGGCTACTTTGACGACGACACTATTATTCTCGGGCCTACTCCTGATAGCGGCTACACGGTGGAACTGCATTACGGGTACTATCCGCAGTCTATTGTCACAGCAGGTACTACGTGGCTTGGGGATGAATTTGATTCCGCCCTACTAAATGGGGCGTTAGTTGAAGCTCTACGGTTTATGAAGGGTGAGCCTGATCTAGTTGCCTTGTACGATAAGATGTACGTACAGGCTCTTGGGCTTCTCAAGGTTCTGGGCGATGGTAAGTTGCGAGAAGACACTTACCGTTCAGGTCAATTTCGCGTTCCAGTTAGTTAGGAAAAACAATGGCTATAACACAAAGTATGTGCACTTCCTTTAAGAAAGCTCTCCTTGATGGTGAGATGGACTTTAGTAGTGACACGGGGCAAACATTTAAGATCGCGCTGTTCACGTCGTCAGCGACGTTGAATGCGACCACTACCGCGTACTCCACCACCAATGAAGTGTCCGGTACGGGCTACTCCGCTGGCGGTAACACGTTAACGGTTGTCGCTCCTACAACGACTGGCACCACCGCATTCTTGGATTTCGCTGATACCACATGGACTACAGCTACTATTACGGCGCGTGGGGCACTGATCTATAAGTCTGGTGGGGGTAATCCCGCTGTCGCGGTGCTTGATTTCGGTGCAGATAAAACATCTACTGCGGGGGATTTTCAAATTCAATTCCCCACCGCAGACGCCACCAACGCTATTATTCGTATAGCCTAGTTAGATGGCCTCCTCTGTCGAATACGTAGGATGGGGGTCTACTGCTTGGGGCCAAGGCTCTTGGGGCACCGATGTAACTATTGTATCGGTAGACGGCGCGTCAGCAACCGCATCTGTTGGTTCTGTGACGCCAGCAGCCGATGCTGTTGTAAATCTTGAATATGCGGGGTGGGGGTCTACTGCTTGGGGCCAAGGCTCTTGGGGCACCGACTTTGCGGGAGTTTCTAGCACTGGTGTTTTAGGTACTGTCACATCTAATGGCACAGCAAATGTGCATCCATCAGGTTTGGCGTTATCAGGCACTGTTGGCACGGTGGCAGTAAGCGTAGACGGGGCGGTTGCTGTTTTTGGACTCGTCGGCACCTCTGCCCTTGGTACTGCTTCTACTCGCACAGTCAATTATGCACCAGTTACAGGAGTATCCGCTACCGGCGGTATTGGTAATGTTGTAGTATCGGGCAACGTAGATATACTCGCCACAGGTTTAGTTGCAATAAGTGCCGTAGGTACGGTAAATGTTTGGGGAGAAGTAGACACAAACCAGACCCCAGACTGGCAAGGAATTACAAATACACAAAGTCCAAATTGGCAAGAAATAGCCGCATGAGGTTTTAGATGACAACTCAATACACGACAATTCTGAAGCTCGCCTTACCAGTCCAAGGGGAGCTAAGTGGTACATGGGGTGATGTGGTTAACAACAACATTACTTCGATGGTTGAAGAAGCCGTTGCAGGCCGTAAAGTTATTAACACATGGACTGGTAATTCGCACACGCTAACCAGCGCAGACGGCACTACGTCCGAGTCGCGTGCAGCAATACTAACGCTTACCGATACAGGTACGGCGCTATCAGGTGCGGGAACGGTTGTGTGCCCTGCGGCTTCAAAGATCTATATTGTTGAGAACGGTACAGCGCGGACAATCACAGTCAAGACCGCTAGCGGTACGGGTATAGCAGTACCTGTTGGCAAGAACATGGTCGTGTTCTGTGATGGTACTAACGTAGAAGAAGGCATTAGCAACATAGTCAGCCTTTCTGTTGCCGGAGATTTAAGAGTACCCGTCGGCACTACGGGAGAGCGTCCCACAGCCGCAGCAGGCCAGTTTAGGTACAACAGCACAACCGGAAAGTTTGAAGGGTATACAGATTCGTGGGGAGACATTGGAGGCGGCGAAGCTCAGTTTACGCTAAACACAATGACAGGCGACGGAAGCGACACAACGCTCACCATGTCTGTTACACCTGCTTCTGAAAACTCTATTCAAGTTTATTTTGATGGTGTATATCAGCATAAAGATACTTTTAGCTTTAGCGGAACTACACTTACTTTCAGCACTGCCCCAGCCACAGGCGTTAAGGTAGAAGTTGTTATTATTTCTACAGTAGCTGCTTCAACTACTCCGGGCGACGGTACGGTTACTACAGCTAAATTAGCAAGCGATTCAGTCACACAAGCTAAGATTGCCGACGATGCTGTAGGTGCTGACCAGTTAGCTGCAAGTGCAGTAGTCACAGCTTCTATAGTAGATGACGCAGTAACAGCAGCTAAACTTGCCTCTAGTGCAGTAGTTACAGCGTCCGTCGTAGACGATGCGATAACCTCGGCAAAAATTGCTTCAGAGCCTGTTGCGGTTGGCATAACATCAGTAGTTACCAGTGCGAGCATAACAGCTACAGTTAACACGCACGTTTACGTTAGTGCCGCTGGGCGAACTATCACACTCCCCGCCTCACCGACTATAGGTCAACGAGTCCTGATTACAGTGGGTAACTTCACTAATACAGTGGTTGGTAGGAACGGGTCGAAGATAATGAGCAGTGCGTCTGACTTAACGATGGACGCGGCGTATCTCTCCATACAATTTATATACACAGATGCAACTCAAGGGTGGGTAATGGCATGAGCAACTTTACAGATTTTATTAGCAGTGGCGGTGGTGCGTCATTCCCTACAATCTTTTTAAGTAAGTCACAGACTTGGATTCCGCCTCAAGACGGCAACATAATGATTCACGTCATTGGCGCTGGTGGTAGTGGCTCTAGTGGTAATACTGCGAGCGTAAGTGGTGGGGGTGCTGGGGGTTACTGTAGAAAAAACTCTTTAGCCGTTACAACCTCTGGATCTTTTACAGTAGTCGTTGGCGCTGGTGGAGCGCAGGTTACAGGTGAAACTGCGGGTAATAATGGAGGCAATAGCACTGTTGCTGGAACTGGTTTATCCAGCACATTAACAGCTAATGGAGGCGTCGGTGGGGAAGCAGGTACCGGTGCCGTTTCTGGTGGCACCGCCGCGAATGGCGACGTAAATAATACTGGCGGTGGCAGTGTCAAAGGCAAGGGTGGCGGCGCTGTAGGGATAACAGGCACAGGGAACACAGGTGGACAAACTGCAACTGACATGAACATTTATGGTGGAGATTGTGACGTTGTAGGAGATTTTTGGTCTTCAACATTAGGACAGTTGGCGGGTGGGACTGGTGGTATTGGTATAAGTTATAATTATGGAACCGCAACTTTTTCTGATATGCGTATTAACGGAGGGCCGCTAGCTGGCGGAGGATCTGCGTCTCAGACCCTTGCTGGTTCAGGATTAGTTACGTCTACAACGGGGGGTCATGGAGGCATTGGCGGTGGTGGTGGTGGCGCTAGAAATGCAGACTCCAACACTAATGTTCGATCTGGGCGTGGTGGCGAAGGTATTGTTGTCATCCAGTACATACCGTAAGGAGATTTAAGTGAAATACAATATTAAAGATGCTGACGGTAACATCACAAATACCATCATTGCTGATGCTGACTTTGTTAAGGCTAACTTTGACCACTATGAAGTGTGGGTAGCCCCTACGCCTACGGAACCTACAGCAGAAGAAGCTGGACGTATGTGGCGTAATGGTGAGCTAGAGTCTACAGACAAAGCAGCACAAACCCCAGACTGGCCTAACAGAGATAACATCTTAACGTATCGTCAGGCATTACGCGATTGGCCCAGTACGTCAGCCTTCCCTGACACTCGCCCAGAATTAGGAGAGTAGAATGGCTACAACAAAAATCAAAGCTACTGGTATTGCTGATAATGCAGTAACTTCTGCTGCAATCGCTGATGGTGCTATCACATCTACAAAACTTGCAGCGGGTGCTGGTGCGGGTGGAGTCTACGGAAGTTCTTCCAGCCCTGTAGTATTTACAGTTACAGTAGCCTCTAAAACTTCGGCGCATCCGTATAACGGAGATGGAAGCAGTTCAGGTTATTTTTTGAACGGTATTGAGTCTCCCGCTATTAGTTTACAAGGTGCTGATAGCGTTACAGCTAACAGTGAATACGTTTACCGCTTTGACCAAGCAGACGGGTCAAACAGTGGTCATCCTTTGTTGTTTTACATGGATGCCGCTAAAACGACAGCTTACACCACAGGCGTAACGACCACTGGTACTCCGGGAAATGCAGGAGCTTACACACAGATAGCAGTAGACAGAGAAACGCCCAGCGTTCTTTACTACCAGTGTTCAAGCCACGCTTACATGGGTAACTATGCCTACAACGCAGCTTCTACTAACTTAAATGGCATCAAAATGCCGACGGCTGATGGAAGTTCGGGCCAAGTCTTATCAACTAACGGTTCGGGAGTGTTATCTTTTGCTACTGTTGGCGGGGCTTACAATTCTTGGCTTGTCAAAACCAGCGCATATACTGCTCTAGCTGGGGATCAAATTATTGTTAACAGCGCGAGCGCAGTCACAATAACGCTGCCTGCTTCTGCAAGTGCTGGAAATACAGTAATTATTAAGGCCACAGGTGGCGGTACAGTAACCGTTGGGCGTAACTCACAGAAGATAAACTCAACGGCGGCTGATGGAACTATACTAAGCGGAAGTGCCACTCAGCTTGTATTTGTAGACAGCACAGTCGGATTCTTAGAAATCTAAACGGAGATTTAATATGGCAGTTATTTTAGGCTCGAAACCCCCTATACCTCTTACACAGGTTGTTATAGGAGACTCGAAAACTTTTACAGCCCCAATAACAGGAAGGATAAAAGTAATTATTACTGGTGGCGGGGGGCAAGGCGCGTTTCTTGCTAATAAAAACGCCACAGTAGAATCAAACGTAGGTGATGGAACTGGCGGTGGCGGTGGAGGCTATAGTGAAAAAACTTTTGCTGTAACAGCAGGGGAAACCTTCACTGTCACTATTGGTGCTGGTGGCACTAGTGCGGTTGCAGTGAACGACGTTAACTCTTCAAGAGTGGGTAACGCCGGGGGCAACACTACCTTTGTTACAGCTTCCGCAGCGGTGTCTGTGAACATGGCTGCTAACGGTGGGGGCGCTGGACAGTATAGCGCAAGCACTTCTAGTGCTGTTACTACCGCTGGAGGAACAGGCGGCACAGCTAGTGGTGGAGACTTTAATTTTACTGGGGGCGCTGGGGGAACTATTACTCGCGTTGCAGGGTGCCCAAATAATGCCGCAGTAACAGGAGGAGGCTCTGTTTCTATTACTGGTACTGCCTTTACAGGTGGTGATGTAACCATGACAAGTGCTGTTGGCAGTCAAGATAAAATTATTTCTACTGGCGGTGGGGGTGTTGGTGGAGATGGTGGTCATGTTTTAGGCCTTACTAGCAGTGATGCATTTGCCTATGTAAGTACGGGAGGATCAGCAGCACGGGAAGGCAATACAAGTTCTGCTGCTATTACTGCTGGTAATTTTTCTGTTACTGAGACTTCGGGAGCGCCTATTACTGACGCAACAATCAGCGGTCTTGATGCCCAAGGGAAAACTCAATCTGGTAATTGGTACTATGGAGGGTTTGCTTTTGCTTCAGATTCCTTTAATGGCGCGGGAGGAAGCGGCTCTGCGATGTCAAATCCCAGTAATATTACTACTTGGTATGGTTATGCTGGTTCCGGCGGTGGATTTGGTGGTGGTGGCGCTGTAAGCCTTGTAAGCGGTACAGATACAAACACAGCCAGCGCAATTAGAGCAGGTCACGGAGGCACTGGTGGCGGCGGATCAGGTGCTTTCAGCGGCCCATTTTCTACCTCTACCTCTGCTACTAATCGCGCATGGGCATCGGGTGGTAATGGCGTTTGCATCATCATGTTTGTTTAACGGAGGCTACAATGGCTATTTACATTATAAAAAATGAAAGCAACGAAGAGATTAACCGCATTGTAGCTAATAAAGAGTTTGTTGAGGCAAACCATGCTGGTAGATACGAAGAAGTTGTGCCTGCTGGCAACCCTGTATCACCAGAAGTTGCTGCAAGGTTGTGGCGTAATGAGGAACTTGAAGCTACAGACTTCATCGTACCTTTGTCTGACCACCCGCAACAAGCAGCGTACATGACGTACAGGGCTGCATTGCGTGATTGGCCTAGCACTTCAGACTTTCCAGATACCCGACCAACACTAGGATCATAACGATGGGATTTTTAATCAACGTATTTCATGGCGTGACCTTTGCCATAGCATTGTCAGCAGTGCTCTGCGCTACAACGTCCCCGCCGAACAACGAATGGGCGCAGAAAGCATATCGGATTATGAATATCATCGCTTTCAACGTCTGGAAGTCTGAAGAAAAGTAGCACCCTGTGGATATAGGGTCAGTCAGCGACACTGCTCAGGTTAGCTGGAAGCAGATAGCAGTTCAGAAGCAAGAGCGCCTGCGAACGGGTGCCGAGGGTGAGACTGTGCGGGAGGCTGTCGAGACGATTATCCCCACGATCTATACCAAAGAAGGCAATAAAGTAGAGGCGCAGCCACTTGCGCCAACCCAACGAGTGAATATATCGGTATGAGCGACAAAGGCGAACAAGCATTAAACGAAGTCAACGCGCATGAGCGCGAGTGTGCGCTTAGGTATGCTCGTATCGAAGAGCGTTTGTCTGAAGGCTCTGCCAAGTTTAAGCACCTAGAAAAACTGATATACGGACTGTATGCACTGATTGCAGCGGCTGCATTGCCGCAGTTCTTCCTTGGCGGCTGACCATGATTGGTGAAATCGCGGCTATCGTGGCTGGCGTAAACGCGGCTACAAGTGCGATTAAGCAGGTCGCTGAGACTACCAACGACATCCAATCCATCTCGGGGTTTCTATCTGCGCTAGGTGGTGCAGAGGTAGAGCTTCAACGCGCCCAAAATGAAGGCAAGCTATCAGAGGCTGATGCAGTAAAAGCGGCACTAGCCAAGAAGCAGATCCAAGAAACCATGCGAGAAATCAAGGATCTGTTTACCGTTAGTGGTAACGGGCAGCTATACCAAGAAGCGATGCAGGCTATGGCAGAGGCCCGCAAACAGAAGCAGCTTGAGTTGGCTAGAGCAGCGGCTAGAAAGAAGAAGTTTTGGAAAGAGGTTAAAGAATACGCCGCTATCTTTGGGGTCTTGTTGATTCTTTTGCCCATGACGCTGGCGTTATTGCTTGGTTGGTTAACACGATGATGGCCTTTTTGCTTGTCGTGGTTGTGAACGGGGAGCCTATAGATGATCAGTTTTACTTCCGCGATATCACGCGGTGTAACACGTTTGCCTATTATGTCAGCACAGGCAAAACTAAAATCAACAACCGCTATCAGATGCAAGAGAACATAACGGCGTATTGCATACCTAAGCGAGTTGCAGCAAACACGAAAACATGGGACTGATATGGCAGCTAAAAAATTACAAGAAGGTAGTGAGTACGCTGAATACGATGCCGATGGCGACGGCGTGGTTTCTGACGAAGAAATAGAAACTAGCAAAGAGTTGTTAGAGCTACGGCTTCACCATGAACGTGCGGATGCACAACGCGCCATGAGTTGGTTTGCGCTGTGGGGAATGCTTCTTTACCCGTCTCTGGTGGTCGCATCGGAGCTTTTCGGGCTGTCTCAAGCCGCGAAGATCTTAGGTGATATGGCTGCGGTCTATTTCGTGTCTGTTGCGGGTATACTGGCAGCGTTTTTCGGCGCTCAAGCGTGGTCAAACAGGAAATAAGATGTATCACTACAAAGCTGTATTAGTTCGTGTTGTTGATGGCGATACCATAGACGTAGATATTGATCTGGGGTTTGACGTGTGGCTCAAGAAGCAGCGCGTTCGGCTCGCAGGCATTGACGCACCTGAGTCCCGCACCAGAAACAAGGCTGAGAAGGTCTTAGGGCTGGCAGCTAAAGCACGGCTTGTAGAGCTTTGTTCTGCTGAAATGCAGCTAGAATCCCTCGGCAAAGGCAAGTATGGACGCATCCTCGGCATTCCAAAGACATCCGAAGGTGTCAGTATGTGCCAGATTCTCATCGACGAAGGTCATGCCGTGGAGTATTGGGGCGGCAAGAAAGTTAAGGTTTGGGCGTAACTACCCAGAAGAATAGCGAATAAGGGACAGATTATGAGCATTGTTGCATCATTAGTAGGGCCGGTTACGGGGCTATTGGACAAGTTCATTGAGGACAAGGATCAGAAGAATGCCTTGGCCCATGAAATTTCCACCATGTCTGAACGTCACGCGCAGCAGATTGCCCTTGAGCAAATAGAAGTTTTAAAGCTCGACGCAAAGGGCAATTGGTTCCAATCGTCGTGGCGACCTTTAGCCGGTTATACTTGTGTGTTAGGTCTTATGGTTAACTTTTTGATTTCGCCTATTGCAGCAGGGTTTGGCTTAATCATTCCTCAAGCCGATGCTGGCGTGATGATGCCGCTACTTCTTGGAATGTTAGGTTTGGGCGGCGCTAGAAGTTTTGAGCGCGTCAAAGGTGTGGGGAAATAGATGACTCAACTAACCGCGATGGTTAAGCGTCATGAAGGCGTTAAATCACATGTTTACAAATGTACACAGGGCTTTGAAACAATTGGCGTAGGTCGAAACATCTCAGAGTCTGGCCTTGGGCTGTCTGAAGATGAGGTTGAATACTTGCTGGCGAATGACCTAAAGCGTTGTCACGAAGAACTACAAGATGCGTATTACTGGTACGGCGGACTAAACCAAGCTAGACGTGACGCAATGGTGGATATGTGCTTCAATCTAGGCATTACGCGCTTGCGAGGGTTTGTCAACGCTCTGGAAGCTATGTCTCGTGAGCAGTTTGACATCGCCGCTGATGAGTTTATGGACAGCCGTTGGGCCAAACAAGTCGGCAACCGTGCTGTAGAGGTAACTGAGATGATCCGCACAGGCGAGTACCGATGAAAATTACTAATACGCCACGAGCGTTAGATGGCGGTGTAGTAGACCCTGCACATGTTGTAGAGATCGTATGCGGTGCTTGCGGGTTTGACCTAGACGAAACAGAACTAGAAGCGGATACTTGTTCAAACTGTAGTGCCACCCTTAACTTGAAGCAGAACATAGCGATACAAGTTACGACATTACCCCCTACGTTTGGCGCGTCTAGCTAATGGATACAATATGCCTCTACAGAAACTACAGTTTAAGCCCGGAGTAAACCGCGAAAACACACGGTACACGAGTGAGGGCGGTTGGTATGAGTGTGACAAAGTACGATTTCGCCAAGGTATGCCTGAAAAAATCGGTGGGTGGGTACGTATATCAGACTTTACGTTCCAAGGAGTCTGCCGTTCCCTACATAACTGGGCCACTTTAGGTAGCCAAAAACTTATTGGTGTGGGGACTAACCTCAAGTTCTACATCGAAAGTGGTGGGGTATATAACGATGTCACACCGTTGCGAGAGACGACTTCCGCAGGGAATGTAACTTTTGCTGCCGCAAATGGCAGTGCTACGTTAACGATTACAGACGCTGGACACGGCGCTATTGAGGGCGATTTTGTTACCTTTAGTGGGGCGGCCTCTCTTGGTGGCAATATAACCGCAGACGTACTAAACCAAGAATATCGGGTTGGCCCTGCCCCCACTACAAACACATACACAATAACGGCTACAGCTACTGCAAATGGGTCTGACACAGGGAACGGTGGTAGCTCTGTAGTCGGCGCGTATCAAATAAACACCGGCCCTGAATACGTCATACCGTTAGTAGGTTGGGGTGCCGGTAGTTGGGGTACAGGTGTATGGGGTACGGGAGGTACTTCTCCACAGTCTCTCCGTATATGGAGCCAAGCTAACTTTGGAGAAGACTTGATATTTGGCCCTCGTGGGGGCGGCGTCTATTATTGGGACGCTACTAGTGGTCTGAATGCTCGGGCGCAGCTAGTCGCAGACGCTTTTCCCACCACGGCGTCTAACGTACCTATTAAACAGAATTTGATTCTTGTCTCGGACGTAAATCGGTTTGTGTTTTGCTTCGGCGTAAACTCATTAGGCACTACTACGTTCGACCCAATGTTAGTACGTTGGGCAGACCAAGAAAGCGTAAGTAACTGGACACCGGCGGCTAACAACCAAGCGGGTGATTTACGTCTGTCTAACGGGTCAGAGATTGTCGCTGCCACACAAGCACGGCAAGAAGTCCTTGTTTGGACGGATTCGGCGTTGTATTCCTTGCAGTATGTAGGGGCACCGGCAGTATGGGGCGCACAGTTAGTAGGAGAAAACATCTCTACGGTGTCTCAAAATTGTGTGGCTTACGCTAATGGCGTGGCTTACTGGATGGGCAAAGACAAGTTCTACAAATACGACGGGCGGACTCAGCCCCTACGCTGCGACGTTCGCAGGTATGTTTTTGATGATTTTAACACCTTACAGTATGAACAGGTGTTTGCCGGTACAAACGAGTCCTTCCATGAAATATGGTGGTTTTACTGTTCTTCCGACGCACAAACTTCTGACAGATACGTGGTATACAACTACCAACAAGACATATGGTACTACGGTACGTTAGAACGTACGGCATGGCTCGACTCTGGGTTGCGAAATACACCGATTGCAGCGACGTACAGCAACAATATCGTGAACCATGAGCAGGGCACAGACAACAACCAGACAACAACACCAGCCCCTATCGCGGCAAATATATCTTCTGCTCAGTTTGATATAGAAGACGGGCATCAGTTTGCGTTTATATGGCGAGTTATACCTGATATTACGTTTGATGGTTCCACAGCGTCTTCTCCCGCCGCGACAATGACTCTACTACCTCTTGCTAACTCCGGTGCAGGGTATAACTCTCCCCTGTCTGAAGGAGGGTCAAACAACGGTGCGATCACGAGAAGTGCGGTATTGCCAGTAGAAGCGTTTACACAACAGCTCAATACTCGGGTGCGGGGGCGACAGCTAGCGGTTAAGATAGAGTCTACTGAAGAGGGAGTTACGTGGCAGTTAGGCACTCCTAGAATTGACATGCGGGCAGACGGTAGGCGCTAATGGCAGTAGACAACACTAGGTATGATGTACCGTTCCGCGCCCCAGCACTACCATATCCTCCGCAGGGGTACGACCAACAAGCGTTTGAAGAGTTTAACAACGTACTACGTCTATACTTCAACCAGCTTGATAACGCACTGAGAAACGCTATGGCAGTTCAAGAACCGTATCAGCTACAAGTATCTAAAGGCCAAGTTGCCGGTGCTCTTTCTGTGTATAAGTTCGGGTATAACCCAGACATAAATGGTACCGAAGAAACAGTATGGTCGCAGGGGGGTAACGTAGTATGGCCTGCCGCAGCGTTTACGGCGTTTATCAGTAGCTCTAGCACCGCAGATACTGGCGCAGGTACAGGCGCACAGACTGTTACTGTAGAGGGTCTAGATGAAAACTACGTCGCTCAAAGTGTCACCGTAACTATGAACGGGCAAACTCAAGTGCAGATTGGCGATGCTTCTGGCTGGATACGCATCAATCGCGCTTTTGTTGCTACTGCGGGGTCAGGGAGCACTGCTGCGGGCACTGTCTATATTGCAGCTACTGGGGTGTCTTCTGGAGTACCTACAGGTACTGTTTATGCGAGCATTGCTGACGGTAACCAGACGCAGATGGCGGTGTATACCGTACCTGCTTCTCACACGTTATACCTAGATGATCTTATATTTACCGCTGCTATATCACAGGCTAATAACTACGCTACTGTCAAACTTAATACCAAAGACTTTGGGTCAAATGTATTTAGGACTAAGTTCATCAATGTATTGCAGAGTAATGAACTGATCATAGATTTTGAGTTTCCTCTGGCTATACCAGAAAAGACGGATATAGAGTGCCGTGCTGTGACTAGCAATACCAACAACCAGATCGGCGCGTCGTTCCAAGGCGTCTTGCTAGCTAACTAGGGGTATTGTAATGAGCATGAGCGCAGAGGCAGCTAGAAGATTTGTTGACGCTTACAAAAGTAAGTTATCTACAGGCGCAGACTATTTTGAAATAGATGACGTAGATAAAGTTGATGACTGGTACGACAGGGCATATGACCAAGCCCTTAAAGACGCAGGTGCCGAACCGTATGCGGATCTTATTGGAGGTGAAGGCGGTACCTCTGGTGGGACTTTAACACTCACTATCAGCCCAGAGGACTACGTAGAGTATACGGGCGCACCTGCGTACCTCACTGACATACTAAGAAAGAATAAATCTCGTAACGAAGATGAGGCGAAGGCCGCTTACTCTGTGTTGTCTATTACAGATTCTCCAGAGCAGATTGCCACCGTCCTTGGCGGATATTATGGGATAGATTTCTCTCCTATAGCGCAGCAGCTAGGTAGTTTTGGCGGTAACTTGCAGACCCATACAGGTTCTTCGCAAGGGCAGATCTCTGAGTTTCACTCATTTATTGAGCCTATCCTCCAAGAGCAAATACCTTATTTACAGTTAACTCGTGGGTTAGATTACCAAGACGCACTGCAAGCTGCGTATAACGAAGACCCCATGCTACAAGCGTTGTATGGTAAGTACGATGTTACCCCTATACGGATGACGGAAGACGGCTCCACCTACGTATACGACCCGTTTACCTACGGCGAGATACGTACAAAAGAAGTTAAAGATGAGGACTTCAAAAAAGCCGTTAAAATCATAGGTTCTGTAGCAGTAGCATTTTACGCACCGCAAATGCTTGTAAAAACAGGGATGTTCGGTGCTCCGGCCGCTGCGGGCACTGCTACTGGTGGTACTGCTGCTGGCGCTGCTGGCACTGCTGGGTATAGTGCTACACAGTTAGCCGCTGCTACCGCAGCAGTATCCGCAGGGCAAACCGCCATATCTGGTGGAGATTTTGAAGACGTACTCAAAAGTGCAGGGCTGTCGTTTGCCGGATCAA